AGCTCTTAATCCTATGAGTAAGGATATGTTTAATCTTTTGAGAACAAAATTTTCTCAAGATCGAACATTTACCCAAAATCCTAAGATTAAGGCTCTACCAGGAAATAAGTACTGGAGTCTTGATTTGACTGCTGCAACAGATCGTTTTCCAGTTGAACAACAAGAACTATTAATACAAGAAATGTATAATAGTTCCCGTATATCATATGGATGGCGATCATTATTGACAGCAGAACCCTTCTTGACTCCAGATGGACAAATACTCAAATATGCTGTTGGACAACCAATGGGAGCGAGAACTTCGTGAACAATGTTCACAATTTCTCACCATATGATTGTTCAATATGCAGCATATCTAAGTAATAATTATCCTACTAAGGATTATATCCTTCTTGGTGATGATATCGTTATTACTAACGATAAAATTGCCGAGCGATATATAGTCTTAATGGAACAATTAGGTCTGGAATTATCCCCTTTCAAAACTCACGTGTCTTTTACGACATATGAGTTTGCTAAGAGATGATTCCACAAAGGTGTGGAGGTTTCAGGTATACCTATAAATGGTATAGTGAAAACTATTTCCAAACCGATTGAGTTACTAAGTTATTTTATTAACTTATTTGACAAAATCAGTCCAGAAAACCCCATTTCTTCATTAGAAATGTGCCTCTCAATTCATAATGCTTTCAACTATGGACGTAATGTCCGTAGAGGAAAACACATGATTGAAAATCTTTATACAATGATCAGAGTCAGTTCTAAGAATTTTACATCTGAATTTAGAAAATTCCTATGTGAAGCTCTTAGAGATTCTGATTATCCAATTCCTGCAAGTGATACAGCAATGCTATTAGAAATTAATAGGGTTGCATCACTGGCAGTAGTTGGACTTCTTTTCGATAATTATCGAAAACTAATTCAATTTATTTCTCTTTTTAAAGAGAATAAAGGAAAATTAACTTCGTTAACTACTGAAGAAGCTGAGAGATTAACTCCACATCTGCCAATATTACATTCTTTGTTAAGTAATGTAACATCTACATATGTGAAGTTAAAGAAAGTTGATTTTCAGAAATACTCCCTTACGGAAGTAGCTGAAATCATTACATTAATTGATATTAAGTCCCTTATTTCTAAGGAACGAAAGTCAATTAAAATATTGGTTCAACTCTCAACTCTTGGTAATCGGATTTTCAATGAATTGAAATTCGATCCTACTCAAGAAACTAGCCGTACAAATTCAGTTAAAGTTGTTAAAGGTTACTTTGATTTAAAGAAATCTTTAACTGATTTAACTAAAGTTAAAC